CTTGGACGCCTTCTTCGCCGCCTTAACTTCAGCTTTGAAAGCTTTCATCTCTTTCGAGGCTGCTTTCTTAGCTTTTGCTGGCATATTTGCTGTACGCTTAACGGTGATAGGGACCGTTCCCCTTTGACATAAATGTCTCCGGCGGAACGGAGAAATCGGTGTTCAACCCGCCCTCCAACACCATTTTGTATACATCTTTACTTTCTCCTGGTAAGTGTCTGTTTTTATAAATAGCGGCACTGAAAACGGGATGACTCGACTGAGTATTTTCTTTCCAAAATCTCGTCAGAGCATAAAGAGATTCAAATTCTGGTTCCCACGCGTACAGAGTCAATAAAGACTCAAGTTGCGGTACTAAATTTTTAAAATCTCTCTTTTCCTTATAACACAGCTGCCACCAATGTTTCTTTTTATGGTTCGGCACCAACACAGCGACTGAGCTTCCTCCGGGTCCAGCAATTAAGTTGAATCCGAATCCAGCAAAGTCCATCTGATTGAGCGTCCCAATTAAGGGCTGGTCTTTAACCACAAAACCATTTTCATTCAGCCAATCCACATACGGTTTAACATCGAGATTTCCCACTCTCTCTATCGTATCATCTCCCATAGAACACAACATATCAGCTCTTGGGTCCCAGGTTCCTGTCTGTGACAAAGAAGCCAGCACTTTAAGCATATATTGACTACGCGAGTTCATAGATATTGTGAGTTTACTTCCCGATTTCGTTATCCCCGGAAAACGTTGTTCAAGGCAAGTTCCATCCGAGAAAACGATTTTGCTTTTCGACAATGCATAATGTGAATTCCGAAACATTTTCTCGAAATCACTATTTGCAGGCCAATTTACGCATAACCTTTCACGAATTTCACAATCTGCCGTGTACAACCAACCAGGGACTGTCATATCCCAAGCCGATTTGTCCATCGCCATGAAAAGTCCTCCGTCATTCAATTGCCGGTAAAATCGATCCCAACCTCCATAGAGTGGCGACAATCCCGGTTTCGACGGTATCTTTTCATAGTTCTCCAATTCGGCTGTACAACTGTCTCCAAACAATATGTCATGGCACAACCTATCGATAATTGAAATGCTCCATATCAACCTCCAACGCTTATTTTCCGCTTTATTTCGTTTATGCGGCTCTCGCTTTATAAACA